ACGGTCAAGTAGCCCAGATCGCGGCAAGTATCAAAGAATTCGGCTGGACTAACCCTATCCTTGTGGACGGGGAAAGCGGCGTTATAGCTGGTCATGGGCGGCTATTGGCTGCAAGAAAGCTAGGCCATAAGGAAGTTCCGGTTATTGAGCTAAAGCATATGACTGAGAGCCAGAAGCGGGCTTACGTTATTGCCGACAATCAACTAGCCATGAACGCAGGTTGGGATACGACCTTGTTATCGTTAGAACTGGCCGACCTAAAGGAACAAGGGTTCGAGATGGATGTACTCGGATTCGACCCTAAAGAGCTAGATAAGCTGCTGGAGCCTGAGCAGGTAGAAGGATTAACGGACGAGGATGCTGTACCTGAAACTCCGGTAGAGCCTAAGACGAAGCTAGGAGATATTTATCAACTTGGCAATCATCGGTTAATGTGTGGGAATTCGTGCAGCATTACCGATATGGAGAAGTTGTGCGCCGGGCAGTTGGTGGATATGTGGCTGACCGACCCGCCTTATAACGTAGCTTATGAGGGAAGTACCGGATTAACGATAAAAAACGACAACATGGAGGACAGTCAATTTCGGCAATTTTTACGCGATTCGTACGTGACTGCGGACGCTGTGATGAAGGCCGGAGCTGTTTTTTACATTTGGCACGCTGATCTGGAGGGGTATAACTTCCGTGGTGCCGCTAAAGATGCTGGATGGACGGTTCGACAATGTTTAATTTGGGAAAAATCAAGCCTTGTTATGGGGCGGCAAGATTATCATTGGAAACATGAGCCTTGTCTTTATGGCTGGAAGGATGGTTCAGGACATTTATGGGCTTCAGATAGAAAGCAGACAACCATTCTGCAATTTAATAAACCGAGAAAAAACGGCGAACACCCAACGATGAAACCTGTTGAGTTGTTTGAGTATTGCCTGATGAATAATACAAAGGGCGGCGATATAGTGCTAGATAGCTTTGGTGGATCTGGCACATCCATGATTGCGGCCGAGAAACATGGAAGATATGCAAGACTAATGGAACTAGACCCTAAATACTGTGATGTAATAGTAAAGAGATGGGAAGATTTCACCGGCAAGAAAGCCGTATTATTAACAGATGAGTAACATTTACCCTCAATAAAATGGTAGAGCATAAGCCAACAGAAGAAAACAAGCGGATAGTCGAGACATCGGCAGGACTAGGCTTGCCCCATGAGCAGATAGGCGCATTGATTGGCATCGATGACAAGACGCTGCGGAAACATTATAGGACTGAGCTAGACGTAGGTAAGGCTAAAGCCAGCGCACAGATAGCCAAGACGCTGTTTAGCAAAGCTCAGGGTGGGGATACGACTGCGTTGATTTGGTGGACTAAAGCTCAGATGCGTTGGGCTGAGACGCAGAAGCAAGAGGTTACTGGTGCTAACGGTGGCGCACAGGAAATGATCGTCCGATGGGGCGGAAAGGCTAAAGATGACGTACAAGATGATTAACTGCCCTATGTGCAGTGCATTTATGATTGCAGGCCAATGCGTTAATTGTGGCTACAAACAGCCTACAAGTCAGCACTAATGACAGAGATAGTCATTCCTTACGAGCCAAGGGAGCAGCAGGAGGAAATCCACCATGCCATTGAGCAGCATCGTTTTACTGTGGTGGTTGCCCATCGTCGTATGGGAAAAACTGTTAGCGCAATTAACCACCTTATCAAAGCCGCGATAGAGTGCGACAAGCCTAACCCAAGGTTTGCCTATATTGCACCTACCTACAGCCAAGCCAAGAGAGTCGCTTGGGATTACCTACTAGAGTACACAAGGCCACTTAATGCAACTGCCAACATTGCTGAGTTACGGGTTGATTTTTGGGGGCGTAGGGTTAGTCTTTATGGGTCTGATAATCCTGACAGTCTGCGCGGTCAGTATTTCGATGGCGTGGTTATCGACGAAGTTGGCGATCAGAATCCGAGAATTTGGAACGAAATCCTCCGACCTGCTCTTGCCGACCGTCTTGGGTGGGCTTGCTTCATTGGCACTCCTAAAGGTGCTAACCATTTCGCTGAACTAGCCGATAGAGCCAAGTCCGAAGAAGGCTGGAAGTACCTAGAGTACAAGGCTAGCCAGACCAAGATACTGCCTGAGTCCGAGCTTAAAGCAGCCTATCGAGAGATGGGTGAGGACAAGTACAATCAGGAATTCGAGTGTTCCTTTAACGCAGCGGTTGAGGGCAGCTACTATGGCAAAATCATTAACGATCTTGAAAGGGATGGTCACATTAGTGATTTTCCTCGTGATGATCTCTGTCGTAGCTTTGTTGCTTGGGATCTTGGAATGGGTGACTCAACTGCTCTATGGGTTGCACAATTGGCTGGAAAAGAGGTTCGATTACTCGATTGCGTCGAAAACCATGGACAGGGATTAGATTGGTACGTACGTTGGCTAAAAGACAATGACTACGCAGGGTTCAGTCAAATCCTGCCCCATGACGTACAGGTAAGGGAGCTAGGCACAGGTAAGAGCCGTAAGGAAGTCTTAGAGGAAGCAGGGCTTTCCATAACGGTTGCGCCTAGATTGTCGGTAGCTGACGGGATTCAGGCTGTCAGAAGACTGTTGCCTCGATGCTGGTTCCATCCGAGGACTAAGCAGGGATTAGATGCCTTACGGAACTACCGCCGGGAACACGACGAGAGACGGCAGATATTCTATGAGAAGCCGCTACACGATTGGTCTAGCCATATGAGTGATGCTTTCAGATACCTAGCGATAGGTCTTGACGAAGGCGATAGTTCATGGCAGACAACGTTGCCAATTTCGACTAAATGGATTGTATAATAGGCAAAACCCATAAGGATTTGCTATGAAGATGGATGAGGGTCAAATCAAGGGGATTATCGAGAATGAGATCGATAACTCCATCGGATACATTGATACCGAGACTACGGATCAGCGATCCAAAGCATTAGAGTATTACCTGCGTTATCCATATGGTAACGAGGTAGAAGGCCGTAGCCAGATCGTAACTGGCGAGGTAGCTGAGGCTATCGACGGTGCTTTGCCGCAACTTATTCGAGTTTTTACGACAACTGAGGATATTGTCTCCTTTGAGCCTCAGACTCCAGAAGATGAGGAGTCCGCTAAACAGGCCACAGACTACTGCAACTGGGTGTTTTACCGTGAGAATGACGGTCTAATCATCCTGCATAACTGGTTCAAAGACGCGCTGATGATGAAAGTCGGCGTGGTCAAGGCGTATTGGGAAGCCCAAGAGGACGTAAACAAAGAGTCCTACAAGAACCTGACCGAGGATGAACTAGCCCTATTGCTGTCTGATCCTGCCATTGAGGTAGTGAGCCAGAAGGTCGAGATGGTTGATGGTGGTGTGGATATGATGGGTATGCCTATCCAGATTCCTTACTACAGCGTCAAGGTCAAGAAGGTCAAGAAATACGGCTGCGTCAAGATTGAGAACGTACCGCCAGAAGAATTCCTAATTAGCAAATCGGCAAGAACTATTGAGGATAGCCCGTTTGTGGCTCATCGTCGCTTGATGACTCGTTCTGAACTCATAGCGATGGGTTTCGACAAGGACATCGTAGAGGGATTGCCTAGCTACGACGATCTCCAGTTCACGACTGAGCGTATTGCTCGATTCAGTCAGGGTGAGCAGCCGGATGAGAATATCAGCCTAGACCCTGCGATGCAGGTGGTTGAGGTCTACGAGTGCTACATCAAGATCGACGTTAATGGTGATGGAATCGCTGAACTGCGTAAGATTGTTTACGCTGGCAACGAAATCCTAGATGACGAGGAATGTGACTTAGTACCGTTCCATAGCCTGTGTCCGATCCCGATCCCGCATAAATTTTTTGGACAGTCGCTAGCAGACCGGACGATGGACATCCAGCTAATCAAGTCTACGGTTACGAGACAGATGCTGGATAACCTGTACCTAACGAACAATGCCCGTTTGGGTGTGGTCGATGGTCAGGTCAACTTGGATGATGCGCTTAATGCAACTCCGGGCGGTATTATCCGTATGAAGTCGGCGGGTGCGATTACTCCTGTCGAGGTTCCTGCTGTAACGGCTCAGGCTTTCCCATTGCTTGAGTACATGGATCAGGTTCAGGCCAAGCGTACAGGCGTTAGCGACCAGCAACAGGGTCTTGATCCTGACGTAATGAACAATGTCTCGGCTACGGCTATTGCCGCGATGATGAAGTCGAACTCTGGCAAGCTGGAGTTGATTGCTCGAATCTTTGCTGAGACAGGCGTTAAGTCGCTGTTTAAGGGGATTCTGCACTTATTGGGCAAGTATCAGGATCAGGCCAAGATTGTCCGCATGAGAGGTC